TTGAAGAGAGGTTCTGGACAAAAGTAGATATAAAAGCTATAAACGATTGTTGGCTTTGGAAAGCTTTCAAAGACAAAGATGGTTATGGTCGTTTTAACTTTGGTAAAGAGATATCTGCTCATAGGATTTCTTATATACTTACTTTTGGTCCTATACCACAAGGTCTGTATGTACTTCATAACTGTGATAATCCAAGTTGTGTTAATCCTTATCATTTAAAGTTGGGAACGCATATAGATAATGTTAAGGATATGAAAGATAGAAATAGATTCTATCAATCAAATCAGACACACTGTAAGCATGGTCATGAGTTTACTCCAGAGAATACTATCATTCGCAGAGGACAAAGAGAATGCGCTGAGTGTAGAAAGATAGGAAATAAGATAAGGTATCTTAAAACCAAAGGAGCTTCAAATGGGTAGAATACCAAGTCCAGAAGGAAGGAAATATCAGATACAACACTGCTGGGGCATTCACCACGAAATTTGTCGTCTTGCTCTTACTCATGTAGCTATATCTCTTTCTCCATCTAGTCTTAGTACTGTTCCTCTGGAAGTAGAAGAACCTACTGACGACTGCGAGCTATCATGGGCTGTCTATGATGTTATAAATGCTATAAGGGGGACTGTACACTGATGGATTATATAGAAGTAAGAGAGAATATGAAGACTGGAGATTGTCTGTTGTTTAGTAGCTTCAGTCCAATAGCTGCAGGTATAAAGTTCTTCACAGGGAGTACTTGGTCACACGCTTCCCTTATCATCAGGCTGTCGGAGTATGAAGGAGAAGAGAGGCATAGGTACTACGTAGAAGCCACGAGTCCTACAGTAAAGCTGACAAGGCTAACAGCCAAGATGATGGACTATACAGGAGTCATCGCTTGGCTACCTCTTCCTAAGTACATGGATAAAGATAGGATACTAATGGGCTGTATGATGCTTCAGCTTATCGATAAGAAGTACGACTATGGTAGCGTTCTGAAACAGATCTTCAGGCGAGTAAGTACAGACGCCGATAGATTCTTCTGCTCTGAACTCTGCGGTTATATCTGGGGTATTGAGTGCATAGACGGTAAGGCACCGACTCCAGCTGACATACCTGGCTTAGATATATTCAAGGGTATAGAGCCAGTAATAATCTACGATGGGAGGAACGGACATGAGTAAAGATGGACAGACTAACTTAGCTGGTTTCATAGGTGGCTTAGCTATCATCGCTCAGTGGATAGCTGGAAAATGGGGAATAGACCTCGGCATAACAGCTGATTTCCTAAGTGCTATAGCACTCGTGGCAGGCTTGGTAATCGCCTGGTATGTTGGTAAGACAGGAAATAACACTAAGCCTGAGCAGGACAAAATCTTAGGAGAAGGTAAATAAACTGTGGTGAAATTTTCACATGAGGTGGCTCTTGACTGACCATGTTCTAGCAAATGAGGAGATAGAAGAAATACTAGTAAACTGCTGTGCTTCTACAAGAGTCACTGCACCTACCCTATTCCCAGATCGCTTCTATCTCCCTTTCGCTCCTATTCATAATCCTATCTTTGCTATCCTAGACGATGATACTATAGATAAAGCCGTCATAACAGCCCCTCGAGGTNNAGCCCCTCGAGGTCTCGGCAAGACTAGTATAATAAACCTAGCATATCCTGCTAAGAAGATACTCTTCCGTGAGAAGAAGTTTATTGTTCCTATCAGTAACTCTTCCACACAGGCAGTGATGCAATCGGAGAACTTAAAACGTGAACTTACGACTAACCATATCATTCGAAGTATCTTTGGACCTATTAAATCCAGCGTACCTAGCGACGCTTTCACAAAAGATATGTGGGTTACTGAAGGAGGCACACTCATCTTTCCTCGTGGAACGGGTCAGCAAGTCCGAGGAATCTTGCACAATGACGAGCGACCAGACCTTATCATTGGAGATGACCTCGAAGACTCCGAAAGTGTTAGATCTGAAGACCAGAGAAAGAAGCTCAAAGAATGGTGGTTCGCAGACGTACTCGGTTCTACATCTCGCTTCAGGAAGAACTGGAAAATTGTCGTTATCGGCACGCTATTGCACGAAGACTCACTCTTAGCTAATCTAATGGACGACCCTAACTGGGTACATCTGAACATAGATATATGTGATGATAACTATAACAGTCTATGGCCCGACTTTATGTCGAATGAGGATATAAGGAAGCTGGCTGAGACCTATCGTGCTCAAGGATTGCTAGATACGTTCTTTAGGGAATATAGAAACAAGGCTATAAGTACAGAAGATGCTACATTCCTACAGTCATACTTTAAGTACTATGACGAGGGAGAATCTAACCTAAGTAAATCGAAGGCTATCGAAAATGTCGTTATCATTGACCCTGCAAAGACTACTAAACTACATAGCGCACATTCCGCTGTCGTTGGTGTGGGTATTAATCTTGGTGCTAACCGTATCTATCTTCGGGACGTATCTGCTGGTATGTTTCATCCTGATAAGTTGTACGACGAGGCCATCAAGATGGCTCATAGAATTAAAGCAAATGTTATAGCAATCGAAGTTACCTCTCTAAACGAGTTCATAACATACCCACTGAGGAATGAGTTGATGCGAAGAGGGATTGAGATTGAGCTAGTAGAGCTCCATGCGAGAGCGAAGAAGGAGGACCGTATAGCTGGTCTTGTTCCTTTCTATCGCAGAGGTCTAGTCTATCATAATAAGGCAGTAAGCACTCCGCTTGAGGAACAGTTGCTTAGCTTCCCTAGAGCTAAGAGATTCGACATAATGGATGCTTTTGCTTATATAGTTGAATTGCTAGAACAGGGAGAGCGGTACTTCTACCCAAGAACAGATAACGTGAGTGAACTGGAGCTGGCTGAGAATAAGAGAATGCTAGAGGAAGATGANNATGAAGAAGACTTCGACTATGGTGACGATATAGTGGAGAAGGCAAGTTGGAGGACTGTATGACTAATGTAAGTTATCCTAGTTTCTTTATTGAGTTTTGGTTTTATCTACTTAATATATGGGAAGTTTGTGAATTTTGGGTCTATGATGGATTTATAGATTATCCATGTGTAGGTGATTGTAGTTATACTTATAACTATAATTATAAAGACTATATGATGACTAGACAAATACCATCAATATATATCTTGACTACTATGGTAAAAACTGATAAACTTACATCAATGGGTGAACTATTATGAGGCAAGTTCAGGGCAGTTACAATAGAAGGTCTACAGAAGCACTTAAGGAAATTAACTACGATTACGGCTATCCTCCAGAGGTTGGTAATCTTAAGCCTGGGACGGAGAAGCATGATAAGATAGTTAAGGAGATATTAGATAGAGCACAGGCTAGCTACGACGTTATGAGTCGTAGGCATGACTACTGGAAGAAGATAGATCATACTCTCACGGCTTATATAACACTAGACGACGAGGAGGAGTACGTTCTTGAAAAAGACACTAGGAAGCCAGTATCTATCGTTGTTCCTTATAGCTATGCAACTATTGAAACTATCCTTACATATTGGGTATCTGTATTCCTTGAAAACCCTATATTTAGGTATCGCGGTTTTACTAGTGAAGATACAGTCGGCTCTATCATGCTTGAGAAAGTTATCGAGCTGCAGTGTATCAGGAACAAGGTTGCCCTAAATCTACACACACAGTTCAGAGACAGTCTAGCCTACGGCTTCGGTGCTTCGAGCCCATACTGGAACTCACACTGGGGACATAGATCTATCTTCGACAAGACTACAGGAATGAAAAGAAGAGAGCCTACGAGACTTTTCGAAGGCAACGCTCTTATGAATATAGACCCTTACCTGTACCTACCAGACCCTAGCGTTCCTATACAGGACGTACAGAAGGGTGGATTCGTAGGATGGATAGATAAAACAAACTATCTCGATACACTAAATAGTGAGCGGTATGACCAAGATATGTTCAACGCTAAGTACATTGCTCATATAGATGGACATACTTCTACGATACCAGAAGACACATCAGGCAGGGAAACTAAGGTTGGTGGCGAAGCTAGGAACGCTGAGATATCAGACATAACTCGTCCTATCGATATCACCTATATGTTCATTAACATCATTCCTAAGGAATGGAAACTGGGTCTCGGTGAGTATCCAGAAAAGTGGCTCTTTATGTTGGCTGGTGATGAAGTCCTCCTCAAAGCTCAACCCCTCAACCTCGACCATAACCTCTACCCTGTAACCATATGTGCTCCAGACTACGATGGATACTCCCTCACTCCAATCAGTAGGCTTGAGATAATCTATGGATTGCAGGGAATACTAGACTTCCTCTTCACCAGCCACGTTGCTAATATAAGGAAAGCTATCAACGATATGCTGATAGTCGACCCTTACCTTATAAATATGAGTGACCTTAAGAAGCCAGGTCCTGGTAAACTAATAC